CTGACTGAGCGGCAGAAGCTCTTCGTGATCGCACTGCTGAAGTGGGGATCGGGAAAGGGCAATCGAAAGCGCTGTGCAAAGGAGGCCGGCTACACCGGAGACGACAACACGTTGCGCGTCACGGCCTACCAGCTCTTCCATGACCAGCGCATCCAGAAGGCGCTTCACGAGGTCGCCGCCGCGCACCTGGGATCGTACCAGCTCTTCGCCGTCGAGGGCATCGCGGACATGGCAGAGGGCGCCCGCGACGAGAGCGTGAAGCTCAAGGCGTTGCTTGCCCTGGCCGACCGCACTGGCTTCGCCGCGGCGCAGAACATCAACGTCAAACATGAGGACGTGAACCGGAGCGAGGACCAGCTCGTCGAGAAGCTGGTTGCGCTTTGCATGAGGAACCCCACCTTCATCGACAGGGTCGAGGAGCCGCGCAAGGCTCTCGTGCGGGCCAAGATGGAAGAACGACTTGGCGGCCCGGCGTTTAAGCAGCCCGGTGTCATTGAAGGCGAGATTGTTGAAACGGAGGACGACCCCGATGCCGCCTTCCTTTCTTGAACCCCCGATCTGCCCGACTGGACTGGTTCTAGTCGACGCGGTGACATCTTTTATCTGATCGCGGAGAGAGACGATGAGCAGCCTTGAAGACGAAGTCGAGCTGATGGAGCTGCTCGACCGTGACATGCGCGAAAACCGGATGGTCTATTTCAAGCCGGTCGAGAAGCACAAGCAGATGTTCGAACTCGGCGCCACCAAGCGTGAGCGGATGTTCGCGGCCGGTAACGGTGTCGGCAAGTCGGAGAGCGCGGCCTATGAAGACGCCTGCCATCTGACCGGCGACTACCCCGACTGGTGGACAGGCATCCGCTATCCGCATCCCGTGAAGATGTGGATCGCGTCCGAGACGAGCGTACTGTCGCGCGACATCATGCAGACGAAGCTGTGCGGGCCCTACGGCGTGACCAGCGCGTTCGGCACCGGCTTCATCCCGAAGGATCGCTTCGCTGATCGACCGACCCTGGCCCGCGGCGTCACCGATGCATTCGACACGATCCAGGTCACGCACAAGACCAACGGCGTGATCGACGGCGTGTCGACCGGCAGCTTCAAGTCGTATGAGCAGGGTCGAGAAAAGTTGCAGGGTGAGAACCTCGACTACGGTCACTGCGACGAAGAACCGCCGATGGACATCTACAGCGAGATGCTCGCGCGTATCCGATCCAGCGACCGCTCGCGCATGTCGGTCACCTTCACCCCGCTGCACGGTCGCACCGATCTCTACAATCGCTTCGCGGAGAACCATCCCGACCGCGCGCTCGTCACCATGTCGCTCGCTGAGGCCACTTGGTACAGCGAGGGGCAGAAGCAGAAGATGGTCGAAGGCTATACGTCGCACGAACGGGACGCGCGCCGGTACGGCATCCCGCTGCTCGGCTCCGGTCGCGTCTTCATGTATGACGAGGCGATGATCAAGGAACCCTACCTCGACTACGTCCCGCCGCATTGGTGGGCGATCTGGGGCATCGACTTTGGTATCGGTCATCCGTTCGCCGCCGCGCTCCTGCTCTGGGACAAGGACCTGGACGTGCTGCATGTTCATGCCGCGGTCAAGATCAAGGGCGACGAGACCACGCCCTGGATGACGCAGCCGCTCTTCCATGCGCAGCAGATGAAGGTGTTCGGTGCCAGCGTGCCGGTATCCTGGCCTCACGATGGCCATCAGCGCAAGCAGGGCCAGGGCTCGAACGACACTGCCACGCTCGCGGCGATGTATAGGCGGCACGGGCTGAAGATGCTGCACACGCACGCGACCAACCCGGAGGGCGGTTATGGCATCGAGGCGGTGTTGCAGGAAGTCGACGAGCGCATCATGACCAATCGCTTCAAGGTGTCCGCGCACCTGGCGCCGTGGTTCGAAGAGTATCGCTTCTACCATCGCAAGGAGGGGCTAATCGTCCCGATCAACAACGACATCCTCGACGCCACCTGGAAGGCCGTGATGATGAAGCGGTTCGCCAAGCAGGTCCCGCTCGGCAACTGGGTGCAGAACCAGAAGCACCGGGCGCAGCAGATGGGCATCATCTCCCCCGGCGCCAGCGACGAGTTCTTCGGAATTTAAGCCCCTTGACAGCCTCCGCGAGATGGCGCAATATTATTGCGCGCAACAATCTTGCGGAGGCGATCATGTCATGCGATGGCGGAACGGTTTTGTAATACGTGCGACTGCCTCCCCGCACGTATAGGCCGCCGGTAGAGCCTACCCCACAGGCTCCCGGCGGCCACCAATATAGAGGTTAGCTATGAAGACGAGCGTCTCAGTGTTCTGTCACCAGGTCCTCCGCTACGAGGGCACGCGCTACACGGATGGCATCCACCCGTACGATCCGGGAGGTCCGACCAAGTATGGCATCACGCTCGCGACGGCGCGCCGGTTCTGGAAGTCCGACGCCACCGCCATGGATGTGAAGAACATGCCGCTCCATGTCGCGCTGCGGATTTACGTGAAGCGCTACTGGAACGCGGTCAGGGGTGACGATCTTCCCGCCGGCCCCGACTTCACCACGGGCGACTACGCGATCAACTCCGGTCCCGGCCGCGCGAGCCGAGTGCTTCAGGCGGTTGTAGGTGTGCGCCGCGATGGCGTGATCGGCAAGGAGACGCTGGCTGCGGTCGGCGCGCGCGATCCCGATCAGGTTATCGATGCGATCTGCGACGAGCGCCTGGCCTTCATGAAGGGTCTCCGCATCTGGCATACCTACGGGCGCGGCTGGACCCGGCGCGTCGAGGATGTGCGCAAGACCGCACATAACCTCGCGACGCAGGCCAAGAACAAGCCGCCGCATCAGACCGTGGCCGAGGCCGGTGCCATCGTGTCGGCGCAGCATGTCGATGTTCCGAAGCCCGAGGATCAGCACAAGCATCTGCCGGCTGCGGTTGTGCCGCCGCCGAAGAAGCTGAAGAACACGATCCATGCTGCCACTGCAACCGCGAGCGCGTCGAGCGGCTATGAGTGGTGGGGCTGGATACAGCAGCATGAGATGCTCGCGGTCGGTGTTGCCGCGGGCGTTATCTTGCTCCTGTGGCAGGTCGTCCACATGATCAACGTCGCCCATGCAGTTAAGTCCGTGACGCCACATCCCGATGTGCGCGTCGTGCCCCCGAAGGAGAAGTCGTCATGAATGCCGTGCTCATCATCCTGATTGCCGCGACTGCAATCACAACCTACATCAACTTCGTGCGGCCGGTGCTGAAGCGCACCGCGACGTTCAGCGAACTCTACACCGCGGAGGGCGACGTATTCCGCGCGGTGAAGAAGAAGTTCGCCGGCCTGAAGCAGCGGCTCGCGACCATCGCGATTGCCGGCGCCTCGTTCGTCGTCGCAGCCTATGACAGCATCCAGCCCTACTTCGTGCAGTCTGGTATCCAGCTCCAGAACATCCACTCGCTGGCTGCCAAGGTCCCTGCGCAGGCTTGGCCCTTCATCCTGGGCGGCAGCTCGCTGCTCCTGATGTATCTGCGCAAGCTCGCGGACGACCGCAACGCGGTGCCGCCGAGCGACCCCGGAGCCTGATCATGGGCAGCATCCTGGGCGGCTTCCTGACTGGCGGACCTGTAGGCGCGATCCTCGGGTTCGCTAAGTCGTTGCTGAGCCCGCTTGAGCACATCTTCAACAAGATCGAGACCACGAAGGTTCAGCTCGCCCAGGCCGACAATGAAGACGAGCGTATCCGGCTGACGGCCAAGCTAGGCGCCTTGCAGACCAAGGCCCAGATGCTCGCTACCGAGAGCCGCTACACCAGGATGAACGTCTACATCCGGTCGGCCGCAGCCTCTGGCCCAATCTTCCTGGTGACGAAGATCATGGTCTGGGACAAGGCGCTCGGGCAGTGGACGCACGGGCATACCGATGCGCTGTCGTCGCATCAGTGGTACATCATCTACATGGTCTACGGGCTCTACTTCCTGCACGAGATCGCCGGGACCTGGAACAAGAAGGCGGCTTGACAGCCGCGGGGCCGCGCAATATTCTTGCGCGAAAGAAAGCTGCGCACGATGCCCGCGATGAGCACCAAGAACATGATGATCAGCCCCGCTGCCTACGACCTGGGCATCGGGCAGGGCGACGCGCTCGCTCAGCAGGTCAAGGCGCATGTCGACGATATCAAGAAGAAGAAGCAGAACCAGCAGCAGATGCGGCAGCATAGCCAGGCTGTTATGGACTTGATGCACCCGACTTTCGGAGCGAACAATGGCTGATCTGTCCGGCTACAACATTCTCCAGTACGTTCCGTCGCTTCAGGACAAGCGGGCGCAGGAAATCGTAATGGATACGATGATCGAGTTCCGTGAGGCGCAGACCTGGCGCGCGACGACCGCTGCGCAGTGGGAAGAGATCGCGTCGTTGATCCTGCCGAATTATCGCAACACCTTCTTCTTCGGCAACTACAACTTCCCCGGCCAGAAGAAGACACAGCTCCAGCTCGACAGCAATGGCCAGCTCGCGCTGCATCGCTTCACCGCGATCCTCGACAGCTTGCTGACGCCGCGCAATATGTTCTGGCATGGGCTGGAGGCTGAGAAGGACTACCTGATGAAGGATCGCGCGGTGCGCGTCTACTATGAGCAGGCGGTCAAGCGGCTGTTCAAGGAGCGATACAAGTCGACCGCCAACTTCACGTCGCAGAACCAGCAGGTATGGCAGATGCTCGGCGCCTTCGGCACCGGCAGCATCTTCGTCGATGCTCTGTTCAGCGAGACCGGAGAGCGCGGTCTCCGCTACAAGGCGCTGCCGCCGGGGCAGCTCTACATCAAGGAAAATCATCAGGGCCAGGTCGACAGTTTCATCCGCTGGTTCCGAATGACTGCGCGCCAGGCGAAGCAGATGTTCCCGGAGAGCTTCCCGGCTGTGCTTCAGGCTGCTCTCGACCGGAAGTCCCAGACCCCATTCAACTTCCTCCACCGCGTCTGCCCGCGGAGCGACTACCAGCCGAACAACCGCGGCCGCCGCGGCAAGCCGTGGGCTAGCTATTACATCTGCATCGAGAGCGAGACGTTGCTGCGCGAGGGCGGCTACAACACCTTCCCGCTGCCGTGCTCGCGCTATGAGCAGGCGCCCGACGAAGTGTACGGTCGCTCGCCTGCGATGATGGTGCTGCCGGCGCTCAAGACCCTGAATGCACAGAAGGGCATCTTCCTGAAGCAGGGACATCGAGCGAGCGATCCGGTCCTCCTCACCGCGGACGATGGCCTCATGGACGTGAACCGTACGCCGGGCGCCGTCAACCGCGGCGGCTGGTCGATGGACGGCCATGCACTCGTTGGCGTGCTGCCGACCGGCAACATCGCCATCAACGAGAAGATGATGGACGAGGAGAAGTCGCTGATCGCGGACGTGTTCCTCGTCACCCTCTTCCAGATCATGACCGAGACGCCGCAGATGACCGCGACCGAGGTCATCGAGCGCACCAACGAGAAGGGCATCCTGCTCGCTCCGACCGTTGGCCGGCAGCAGTCCGAATACCTCGGGCCGCTGATCGACCGTGAGCTGGATGTGCTATCACAGCTTCGGCTGCTGCCCGAGATGCCTGGCTTGCTGCGTGAAGCCAAGGGTCACTACAGTACTGTCTACACGAGCCCGATCTCGCGTGCCATGCGCGCGCAGGAAGCCGCCGGCTTCATCCGTACGGTCGAGACCGTCAAGGAGCTGGTGAACATCACGGGCGATCCGTCGCTTCTCGATCCGTTCAACTTCGACGTTGCCGTTCCCGCCATCGCGGACATTCAGGCGGTCCCGGCGAGCTGGATGTCGACCGACGGCGAAGTCCTGACGAAGCGTCAGAACCGCGCCAAGATGCAGCAGCAGCAGGCTGCGATCCAGGCGATGCCGGCGCAGGCCGCAATGTTGAAGGCACAGGCCACGGTGCAGAAGAATGAGCCCGGCGTTGCGCCGGGTGCGAACCAGGGGCTTGGAGGCCCGCTGAAGGGCGCAGCTTAACGGAGGCAGAGGATGAAGATCACCAGGACGATGTATGATCGAACTATGTCGTTCTTGAGGGACAGAAAGGTCGGATACCAGTTGTTCTTCAAGCAGCCCGCCGGGCAGTTTATCTTGCAGGACTTGCTCAAGTTCTCGCATTGGATTGATGGGCCGGTCGGGCGAACTAACGAGGAGACGTGGCGGCTTATTGGCCGGCAGGATGTGATCCGTCGCATCCAGCAGCACACCAACCTCACGGTCGACCAGTTGTTCACCCTCTACAACGGTCAGATCACCGATCTCATAGAGGGCAAGGAAGAGAACAATGGCTGAAGAAACTGGAGAAGGTACTGGCGGCGCCCCTGCTGGCGGTGATGCTGCGGCGGCTGCCGCGGCTGCTGCGGCTGCGGCGGCGGCAGGCGCCCCCGGTGCGGGAGGCGTCTGGTATCAGGGCAAGGTCGATGCGGAGATGCTCGGCCACATGCAGAACATGGGCTTGCACGACAAGCCGGCCGAAGACGTGGCCCTCGCCGCGTTGAAGGCTCATCGCGAAGCGCAGAAGATGATCGGTGTCCCCGCCGACCGCCTGCTGAAGCTGCCGACCAAGTCGGCGGCCGAAGCTCCCGACGAGTGGGCTCCGATCTTCCAGCGGCTCGGCGCGCCGAAGGATGCGGCCGAGTACAAGTTCGACGGCATCCAGTTTAAGGATGGCTCGGACCTGGAGGAGGGCTTCGTCGACTTCGCTCGCAAGACCGCGTCGAAGTTGCACATGGCGGCGGGCGACGCGCGCGAGTTCGTGTCCGACCTCGTCAAGTACATGGAGGGCGCCGAGGAAAGCGAGACTGCCGAAAGCACCGCCGCCCTGTCGACTGCCAAGGCTCGCCTCGCTTCCAACTGGGGTGACCACTTCGATGCCAACAAGTTCGTCGCCTCGAAGGCGGCGGAAGCGTTCGGCCTCACGGCGCAGGAGATCGCGGCTCTCGAAGGTCTGGTCGGCTACGACCGGATCATGGAAGGGTTCCGCAAGTTCGGTACCGAGATGGGCGAGGACATCTTCGTGAAGGGCGCCGGCCCGAGCGGTGGTGTCATGACCAAGCAGCAGGCCGAAGCCAAGAAGGCCGAGCTGATGGCCGATCCCGAGTGGACAAAGCGTTACCAGGGCGGCGGCAAGAAGGAGCTGAACGAGATGATGGCGCTCACGCACATCATCGTCGGCTCCGGGGCGTCGCAGGTCACGGTGTAACCACAACCGGGCGGGGCTTCGGCCCCGTCCACCACTGGAGTAGGAACGATGGCTAAGTCAAGCGCATTGGGGCGGGCAGCGAAGAAGATCAAGCATCCGGGCGTCGAACAGCAGCGCGCCAAGGAGCACGGTATCTCAACGCACGAGCAGCTCGTGCGCGACAGTCACAGCTCGAATAAGACCTTGCGGGCGCGAGGAAACCTCGGCCTGGCGCTGACGAAGAGCGCGAAGCGGCGCTCGAAATAATCTTGCGCGGGGGTGTTGACACCCCTCCCAGAGCGCAATAATATTGCGCCAAAGGTAAGACCTCGCATAACCCCCGCGGCGCGAGGCGGATGATCGGCCCCCTGACAGGACAAGGCCAGCAAGCAGTTGGTTTTGAAACTGGACACAACAGGAGAGTGCCATGTCCGGCTCGTACGATCAGGGTCTTATCCCCGTCTTCACCACGCAGTATTCCACCAACCTGGAATTGCTGCTCCAGCAGAAGGGCTCGCTGCTTCGTGGCAAGGTCGCGGAGGGTATGCACGTTGGCAAGATGGCTTCGCCCATCCAGCAGGTCGCCCCCGTGCGTATGCAGAAGCCCGCCGGCCGCTTCGCCCCCAAGAACACTTCCGGTTCGCCGGACTTCGTTCGTCGGTGGGTGTTTCCGACCCCCGGTGATGTCGATCAGCTCATCGACAGCTTCGACGAGTTGCAGACCATCATCGACCCGAAGAGCGCCTACACCCAGAACGCCGCGAACGCGGTCGGTCGTGGGTGGGACGACGAAATCCTCGCCGCGACCACGCGCGTTGCGTACACCGGCCAGGACGCCGCCTCTCTCGCGCAGGAAGCCTTCGACACGTCGAAGTTCCAGGTCGCCGTGAACTTCGGCGCCTCGGGCAATGTCGGTCTTACGGTCGCCAAGCTGCTCGAAGCGAAGCGCATCTTCCGCCACTACCACAACGATCTCGACACCGAGGAAATTACCTTCATCGGCGGCTCCAAGCAGGAGAATGACCTGCTCAAGCAGTCGCAGGTCGTGAGCACCGAGTACAATGACCGCCCGGTTCTGGTCGATGGCAAGCTGACCCGCTTCCTTGGTTTCAACCTGGTCTTCATGGAGCGCGTCCCGCAGACCACCGCCAGCTCCGTCCGCGGCTGCATCGCCTTCGTGAAGTCGGGCATGTACCTCGGCATGTGGCGGGATATCACCAACCGCGTGTCGATCCGTAACGATCTGACCGGCGAGCCCTGGGACCTCTACACCCAGGTCATGTACGGGGCGACCCGCACGCAGCCGGGCAAGGTCATCCAGATTTTGTGCGCCGATACGACCGGCGCGGACGTCAACCCGTAATCGGTCGCTGGCTCGATTGATCAACTGAACAGGAGAGTAAAATGACCGAAGCTCTGAAGTCCGTGAACGTGACGGTCCTCGATCAGGACAGCCCGTTCCAGGCGCTCACCGCGGGTGAAGGTGCTGCGTCCCGTCTGAAGCAGGTCGAGGACACCGTTTCCCTGACTGCTGCCGGCCTGGTCGTCGGGTCGACCTATCGCATGTGCCGCGTCCCGGCCAACGCGAAGATCAAGAAGGTCGAGGTCTGGTCCGACGCCGCGCTGGATACCAACGCTGCGTCGACCCTGGCCTTCGACTTCTCGCTGGCCTTCTCCGACGCCCCGCGTGACGGTACCCCCGTCGACTACCAGGGTCTCGCGCCCGCGAGCACCCTCGACGGCACCTTGGTTGCCGACACCGACGCCACCCGCAACAAGGTGTTCGGTTCGGTAGCCCAGGGCAACAACACCGCGATCCCGGTGACCGACATCACCCTCAACGGCCTGGCGGCGCTGTCCAAGGTCTTCCTCGACCTGGTCGCGGCCCCGCTGTCGAAGTTCTTCGGCCTCGTCAACGGCCAGGGCTACGACATCAAGTTCCCGGGCTATATGGACGTGGTCGCCTACGTCAACACGGCCGCTGCGACTGCCGCCGCCGGCAACCTGAATATGCGGGTCACCTACGCCGCCGACTAATCGGCTTGTGATCGCTGCCCCCGGTTTCGGCCGGGGGCAACAGTGACAAGCTACAGGAGAGTGTCATGGCTGACAGCAACAAGATGGATCATGCTGCCCACGGGCAGGCCAAGGTCGACGCCCATGTGAATGGCGACGGCTCAGGCTTCATGCAGAACGCGATCAATGGGATGCGGACCTTCATCGGGTCCGGCGCCCTCGGCACTGCGCCTCTTAACGCGGGCGACGATGCGTGGCGGAAGTTCCACGGTCCCGGCCCGTCGAGCACGTAAGGAGCTGACCCATGGCCAACACGAACCTCTACATCGGGCTGAACAATGGCGATGACGGCTTTCAGCCGGACCAGATTGCCATCGGTCTCGGTGCCACCACCGGCAAGGATATTGAGCTGCGCGTCAACGCGGTCGATGTCAACGGCAACACCATCCGGCGCATCGACGCGCAGCGCGCGGTCGACGCCATGGAGCGCGTCCTCCAGTCCGGTGACTTCTATACCACCGACCTCGCGGAGTAAGCCATGAACGTGACCGAAGCCTTCTCCTGGGACAACGTGTCCGCCACCCAGGCGAGCTTCACGGCGCTCGGCGGCAAGTACCTCCTGGGCGTCCATGCAGCCGCCTGGAATACCGGCTCCGTTGGCCTGGAGCAGCTTGCGCACGATGGCGTGACCTGGGTCCCGGTCGTCGGCCTCACCAGCGATGCCGCGAACAGCATCACGCTTGCTGTCGATGGCACTGTGTTGTACGATCTCCCGGGTGGCACCTATCGCATGGTTGTGTCCGCCGCCACCGGCATTTACGCCTCCCTCGCTCGTGTGCCGTACTAAGCGTTGGGCGGCAGTAGGAGCTGCCCATGTTGATCCTTAGTACCCCCGGCTTCACAAGCCCGACCGATATTGCGAACCGCGCCCTCAATCATCTGGGCGCGGATCACAAGATCGACGATCTCCTCACCGATGTCTCCAAGAACCAGCGCCTCGTCTTCAGCGTTTACACGAAGCTGCGCCAGGCCGAGCTGCGCCGGAACTCTTGGAAGTTCGCGATCAAGCACGCGATCATGCGACCGCTGGCGGCCGCCTCGATGCTGTGGACGCCGCCGGCCTACGATGCTGCGACCACCTATCGTGTCGGCCAGGTCGTCAGCTACGATGCCGGTTATGGCTCGCGCTATTGGATCAATACCAAGCCGAGCAATCTGGGCAGTGCGCCCGGCGGCACAGACACGACCTGGGAGAACTATTGCGGGCCGCTCGTCGCCACCGCGTTCGATACCACGCTGTCGAGCGCCTACTACCCCGGCGACCTCGTATACGAAACCGATAATGCCGGCTCGTTCACCACCTACATCAGCTTGACCGATCAGAACGCTGAGGACCCGTCGACCACGGACACCTATAGCGCGACCACGACCTACAACAAGGACCAGATCGTCGTCTACAACGCGCAGAACTACATCAGCCTCATCGACCAGAACCTCGGGCATCAGCCGGATACGAGCGCGGCCGAGTGGGCGACCACGGCGCTCACCGGCTCGTACCAGTGGGTCACGGTCGGTGGCACGCTCCAGCAGCTCAACATTCTCTGGCCACTCGGTTCGGGCGTGGTCGACCAGTCGTCCAATGACAACGTCTACCCGCTGCCCTATTCCTATCTGCGCAAGGCACCCCAGGACCCGAAGGCAGGGCTGCATACGATCCTGGGCGCGTCGACCAATCGGCAGCAGGACGACTGGATCATCGAGAACAACTACCTCGTGTCGCGCGAGAGCCAGCCCATAGCGATCCGCTTCGTGGCCGATATCGATGTGGTGGCGCTCATGGACCCGATGTTCTGTGAAGGCTTGGCTGCGCGCATCGCCTGGGAGCTGTGCGAGCCCATCACGCAGGCGGTGACCAAGCAGCGTGCTATCGCTGCCGATTATCAGAAGTTCATGACTGAGGCCCGGCTCGTCAATGGCATCGAGAATGAAGCAGTGATGCCGGCAGAAGACGACTGGATCGTTTGCAGGATGTAAGCCATGGCTGGAGCCACCAATCAGCATCCCTCGTTCCTCGGCGGTGAATGGTCGCCGTTGGCGCAGGGTCGAGTGGATGATCGCTCGTATCAGATCGCGATGAATGTCTGCCGGAACGGCATCCCCGTCGAAGAAGGCTCCTGGACGCGCCGGCCCGGATCACGGCTGTGCGGCCCGACCTATAAGGGCGGCATCGCGAAGCTCTATCCGTTCTTCTTCACCACCACGGCGCCGTACCAGGTTGAGTTCACGGATGGCAACATCCGCTTCGTCAACGGCACCTATCCGGTGATCACCCCGGACTTCGTTGGCGTCAGCTCGATCAGCACCGCTACGCCCGCGGTTGTGACGCTGTCCGCGCCGGTCGCCTTCAGCACCGATGACGAGGTCGCGTTCTTCTTCAGCGGTGTCGGCATCACTGTTGGCCAGAATATGCGGCAGCGCGTGTTCCTCATCACGCCCGTTGCTGAGACCTATACCGCGTGGTCGAGCACCACCACGTACGGCATCGGTGACGTAGCGAGCTACGGCGGCACCAACTACATCAGCTTGATCAACCCGAACCTGAACCAGCAGCCGGACCTCGCTCCGACCTATTGGAGCGTGCTCAGCTCGACGGCCACGCGCACGTTCTCGCTGCGTGACGGCCTGACTGGGCTCGACATCGACGGCACGACCATCGACATCAGCGGCGGCATCGGCGGCGTCTACATGGTGCGCAGCTTGCGCTTGACGACGCCCTACACGGCCGGCGAATGGGAAACCGCGCGCATTGTCCAGAACAACAAGATCGGCCTGATCCTCAACGGCACCAATAAGCCGCAGGCCATCAAGATTACGCCGAACGCCGGCAGCCCGGTTGCCGCCAGCGCGTGGCTAAAGGACGCGCGGTTCATCGACGGCCCGTACCTCGACTATGTCGACAACACGGTGGCGACCGTCAGCGGCACGACCGGCTCTGTCTCCGTCACCATCGGCTTCCAGACCTGGCTCAGCACCAAGACGTATGCGCTCGGTGACTACGTGAAGTACGGCACCAAGGGCTACAAGTCGCTCATCGGTGGCAACCTGAACCTTCAGCCCGACACGCACACGGCCGACTGGGAAGCTGTCGATCTCGGCTACGCGGTCACCGGCCCTGGCAGCGATACCATCGGCTTCCAGTCGACTGACGTTGGCCGGCTCATTCGTCTGTTCAGCGAGCCCGCCGATTGGACGGCTACCAACTACGTTGCCGGCAACGTGGTGAAGTACGACAACAACTACTATGTCGCGATCAATGCCAACGCCTCCGAGCGGCCGGACCTCTATCCGAATGACTGGCAGATCGACACCAACGCTGCGACCTGGACCTGGGGCGAGATCACCGCGGTCACCAACACCTACACGGTCACGGTGCAGATCAACGGCGTCGACATGCTCTACGCCGGCATCGACGTGCGCGACTGGCGCCTGGGTGTCTACAGCGACACCACCGGCTATCCGACTTGCGGCACCTATTGCGAAGGACGTTTCTGGTTCGGCGGCTCTGAGCCGGATCGCTTCGATGCTAGCTACGTGCGCGGTATCGACGGAGACGGCAATATCAACATGGCTCCGACCGCCAACGATGGCACGGTCACGGACGCGCATGGCATCAGCTATTACTTCGAGGCGAAGGAGCAGGAGCCGATCCTGTGGTTCGAACAGGATCACCTGGGCATCCTCTGCGGCACCAAGGGCGGCGAGTGGCTGATCCAGGCCAGCCAGCTCAGCGAGCCCTTCACGCCCACTAGCATCCAGGCGCACAAGATCACCAACTACAAGTGCGCCGACATCGAGCCCCGCAAGGCTGGTCTCGCGCTGCTGTTCGTGCAGGCGTTCAAGCGGCGCATCCATGAGATGATGGCGAACGTCTTTACCGGCAAGTTCGAAGCTCCGCATCTGACCGAGAAGGCCAAGCACCTGACGACCGGCAGCATCGAAGAGCTGTGGTATCAGGAAGAGCTGGCGCCCATCGTCTGGTTCCGTGATGCGCTCGGCAAGCTGTTCGGCACGACCTATCGGCGCATGTCCGCGTTCGCCACCGAGCCGCCGAAGTTCAACGGCTTCCATCGCCATGACTTCGGTCATGCGCGTACGCTCAACAGCATCGCGGTCGGCCCGAACAATGATGGCACGCTCGACGCGCTGTCCATGGTCACCTATGACGGCACGCACTACTGGATCGAGCAGCTCACCACGTTGTTCGATCAGAATGCCAGCATCCTGAACGCCTGGTTCCTGGACGGCGGCATCGTGCCCGATCAGTATGGCGAGGACACTGTCAATGGCGTCACCGGCATTCGTTTCACCGGCCTCTACTACCTGGCCGGCAAGATCGTCAGCGTGTTCACTGGCGGCCTCGATGTGGGCGACTTCACGGTGGATGCCAACGGCACCATCTTCGTCCCGTATGGCGATGGCGTCGATCCGTTGAAGTACGACTTCACCGCGGCTGGTGCCGGCGCCTGGCAGTTTACCTCGGCCTACATCACCCAGGTCCTTGCCAACGATGTCGCGCTGACCAATGGTGGTGTGAACCTGGTCGTGAGCGAGACGCTTACCAGCAAGACGGTCGCAGCGAACCCGAACGGCAACACCAACAAGGTGCAGTCGTACATCGGCAACACGACCACCACGCGCAGCGATGCCGCGAGCCTCGACTGGGGAACCGGCAACTTCCTGATGGTCGACACCGGCTACAGCGGCTTCGAGAAGTGGAATGGTGTCACGGGTGCGTTCATCGCACAGTACACCATGGCGAGCTATGGCTATACGACCTTGCTTGCGGCCTTCGACACCGACCGCGAGGGGAACGTCTACTTTGTCCATGACAGCGGCAACTTTGGGCCGATGGCGAAGGTGGCGGATGCCTCCATGTCGCTGACGTTCAACTATGGAGCAGCCTCCAGCTTTGGGCCGCCGGATAGTCCCGGCGTTGTGGCGCCGTCTGCCATCGCGGTTGCCGAGGCCAACAATCCTTGGGTCGTTGCGGTCGGCTTAGGCACGGTGGAAATTCATAAGGGGACGGATGGGACGTTCGTCTCGGGCAACAATAAGAGCACGGGCGCCTATGCGGGCGTGAACCAGACTGCATGGTCCCTGGCGCATAACGGCAACTCGCTGGACGCAGGCGCTCCGACGCACAATGGCAACGTGGCGTCCACCTATGTTGTGAGCTATGGGAGCGCTCCGTTCAACAGTGCGTCTCTTTATTTCATCGGTGTGGCAGACGGCTCTCCAACCCAGTCGAGCAACTCCCCCAACAACGGATCGACGGGCAAGAAGGGTAAGGGCAAGAAGGGCGCCAGTGATGGCGGCGTCATCCACACGCCGAGCGTAGACAATCCGCTGACCTTCTTTGGCCTGATCCACACGTTGGTCCCGACTGATATCGACAGCCGTTGGCAGCGGTTCAACAATTGCAGTGGTCTTGTCATCGACTGGTCAGATAACAGCATGATCTTCGAAGCTGGCGTGTTCACCGGAGATTATTCGGCGTGGGCCGCAACTACGGTCTATGGCTACGATGCCACTCAGTACGCGAATTGGCTGAGCACGACGACCTATGCCAGTGGTGACCACGCTGCCGATACGACTGCGCTGACCAACAACACTGCTGTCTTGTACCGCAGTTTGCAGGCGAACAACCTGAACCACGCTCTCTCGGATACCAACTGGTGGGCGGTGGCTGGCACTGCTTATTTCAACTGGGACGCGGCGACTGCATACGCGATCAGTGATATCGTGATCGGCAGCGATGGCAACCCGTATCAGGCCAGCGCGGCAACTACCGGCACCGATCCGATTGGTGATGGCGGCACGCACTGGACGCCGCTTACTACGGACACCGCCGGCTCAACTGTCACGAATGGGACGCGCGACGATAACAAGGCGCGCTTCTGGTATTGCCAGGCGATCAATGTTTTGGACGTCGCTCCGAACACGGACGCGGGCGGCAATCCGTTCCCGTCCTCTAGCAATAACTGGAAGGAGATGCCCGGCAGCTACATCATCGCGTACCAGACTGGGCAGTACAGCCGCAGCAACGCTGGCCCGAATGCGGTGAAGTGGGTCGTGCCCGTTCGCAGTGATCGCGCGATCAGCAACCAGGGCCGTGTTCACGGTGGCATGTTTGCGTATTCGGAGCTGTACTCGACCTCGACTAGCTCCTATCGCATCGTGATGATCGACACCACGACCGGCGATTACTACGTCGCGCTCGTGCCTGGCATGAAGGCGTTTGCCGATTGGCAGGCGTGGGATGACCAGACCCAGAGCTTCGTGCTCGGTGGCGCAACCTACGACAGCACGATTGTCGGCGCTCCGACCGGCCTCAACGGAACGGTCAGCTTCTCCGGGCAGTGGGCTCGGCTGTACCTGGGCGATGGTCTTGGCACCGACAGCACCGCGACTTCGACGTTGTCTTCGCAGCCGTCGACCTACACGTTCGTCTACAACAACGCGAGCACTGCCGCCGCGAGCTTGCCGTGTGTTGCCGGCTATACCTACACGTCGCAGGGTCAGATGCTTCGCCCGGCCGAGCCGCAGGATAGTGGCTCTCGTAACGGCCCGGCCATGGGGAAGACGCGCCGTGCTCATCGTCTGCTGACGATGCTGCACAAGACGCTCGGCATTGAGTTCGGCACCGAGTTCACCACCAAGGGCATGATCCGCGCCAATCTCGAAGATGAGGAGACCGGCGTGAAGAATGCCCCGCTCACGCCTTTCAGCGGAACCTGGCGTTCGCCGCTGGAGGACAAGTACAGCTTTGACAGCATGGTTGCGTGGCAGATCGTGCGCCCCTATCCGGCGACTGTGGTCTCCATCGGCACTGCTCTCCATACACAGGATATGTGACATGGCTGACCGGACGATCTCGCTGTCCACCTTGGCCGATAATAACTCCTGCCGGCCGAGCCGGGACGCCTTCAAGCGGCTCTATGGGGAGGGTCCGCTGCCGGCGACGCTCGACCGCTTCCTGGCGGGCGCCCAGGACTTCGACTGGGTCTACGGTGCTAGGCATATTCTGACGGAGAAGCAGTACTCCCACTTCAGAAACCTCATGGTCAACAGCTTCCGCGGCCTCCAGAGGGTTCACGATCCCGACCGAAAAAAGCGCAATCGGGCCATGGCATCCGCCTTCTATAAGGCGTATAATAGCCCCACGGAGTAAATCATGGCTATCACTGCACGAGGAATTGGCGGCGTGGTCGGCGGCATCAGCGGTGCCGTCAGCGACTTCTTTGGGGCCGACGCCAGCGAGACGACTGCACACGGTGACTTCGCTGCTGCGGCCCACTATGCCGACGCCGCGGATATGTCGCTGGAGAACAAGCAGATTGCCCATTCCGCCACGCTCATGCGCGAGGATCAGCTCACCAAGCACATCCGCGAGAGCATGGGCACACAGGAAGCTGTCACGGCTGGTGCGGGTGTCGAGGGTGGAAGCGAGCGCGATCTGATGAAGCAGTCGGCTCAGCAGGGCTCTCTCGCCAAGGCCGTCCTTAATGAGCAGGGCGCGCTTCAGGAGCGGTCGTATGAACAGCAGGCTATTGGCTTGCGGGCTCAGGAAACTTCGGCAACTGCCGCCGGCAATGCGCAGCTCAAGGCCGCTGAGGGTCAGCGCGTTGGCGGCTTCATGAACATTCTTGGCGCGGGCATCGGCCTCGCCGGAATGCTATTGTAAGGTGCCATCATGGTCGGAAACATCAAGACGTACGATGCCGGGATGCCGAACCTCCAGCCAGAGGAACGTGGCGTCACGTCCATGCGCGAGGCCGGTGTCTACGCCGCTCGTTATGGCCGAGAGGCGGGCGCCGCGGAGCGACAGGGCGGACGTGCCATCGCGCAGGGCCTCGAAAGCCTGGGAATGAATGCCGGGCAGGTCTACGAGCAGTACCAGAAGCACGAAGACCAGCTCGCGATCACCGATGCGGGCATGAAGTCGGCGGACTTCGACTTGGCTCAGCACGCCAAGCTCGACAATATCATGACGCCGCATCAGGACCCGAACGATCCCGAGAAGACGATCACGCCCAGTCCGTCGCAGGGTCCGATGCTCATCGGGGAAAGCCTGACCCAGTGGAAGGCTGACCGTGAGAAGCTGCGCGAGACGATCACCAATCCGACCGCGCTCAAGGCGTTCGACCGCGAGACGATCTCCAGCTACAACGCCTTCGCCAAGAAGGCATACAGCACCGCTGGACATCTGGCCTATCAGGCGTCGAGCAACGCGCTGGTCAAGGGTGTGCAGGCCAACGCACAGCTCGTCTACAACGATCCGTCGCAGCTCGACGTGCAGCTCAAGAAGACGCTCGGTCAGGTTGACACCGCTGCCGGCACGATGAACCTGTCGGCTGAAGACCGGATGAAGTTCGGCACCAGCATCAAGCAGAAGGCTGCCCGATCTCTGATCGAGAGCGCCGTCGAGGGTGCCGCGCGCCAGAGTGAAGCGGGGCGTCAGTGGGCTGAGGGTGTTGTCAAGAGCGGGAAGTATGCCGAGTATATCGGCATGGACAGCGACAAGCTGCTCACTCATATTGAACGCCAGCGCAAGGCCGCCGCCAGCGACCAGGAAGCCGCGCTCCGTTTGCAGAAGCAGCAGCAGCAGACGGCGGCCCTCAATGCTACCGATGAGTACATCCACGACCCGAACAAGAAGCTGACCGACATGGGGATCGACCCGGCGTTCAAGGGACGGCCCGATCTGTTGGAGAAGGCTCAGAAGATGGTTACGGCTATCCGCAATTACGATCCGAACTCGGTGCTGCCCACGACCTCGTCGCGCAACCTCGCCAACACCATCCATCGCATCGACATGGATGACAACAACCCGCTCCACATCAATTCGCGCGAGCAGATCGACGAGATGTTCGTGAACCATGAGCTGACGAAGACCGACTGGGAAACCGCCAGCAAGCACTTCATGAGCATGGAGAAGGGTCCCGACCCGGCCGACCGTAAGGCGGCGCGCAATCAGTTCATCAAGCAGTGGGCCAAGTCTCTCGATCCGGCGATGGGCGACATCAGCACCGGCTACAAGCCGTCTGCCTTGGGCGATGTCAAGATCGGCCGCCTGCGCCACGATCTGGAGCAGAAGGAAGTCGAACTGGCCCGCGAGGGTAAGGACTGGCACACGCTCTATGACCCGTCCTCACCCAACTACTATGGCAAGCATCTCGACCAGTATCACACGTCGCTGGATCAGGCGAAGGAGTTCCAGAAGCAGAACACTGACGACATGCTCGCCGCCATGCGCAAGTTCGACCCCGCCAGCATCGGTGAAGGCCCGATCTTCCCCGATAACCCGGTGATGGAACGCGCCGGTCTCGCCATCAAGGGCATCGAAAGCCGCGGTGGCAACTACAGTGCGCTCAGCAAGTGGACCGTCCACAAGGACGGCACGCGCGACCGTGCGTATGGTGCCTACCAGGTCATGGGTGCGAACATCCCGAGCTGGACGAAGGAATATTACGGTCACGAGCTGACGCCGCAGGAGTTCTTGCACAACAAGAAGGCGCAGGACGCGGTCTTCAAGGGCGAGTTCGGACGGCTCATCCAGAAGTACGGTCTCGAAGGTGCAGCGCGTGCCTGGTTCGGCGGCCCTGGTGGCGTCACGCACCTGAACCGTACCGATGTCTACGGTCGCCTCACGACCCGGGATTATGGCGTTCAGTTCATGGCGCTGTTCCATGGGCAGAAGCATATCCCGCTCGGCAGTGCTGAGCCTGTCGTCGCGCCGATCCCGCCTGGCTACGCTGGCCCGGCCAAGCGGCCGAAGGGCGCCGAGGGCTATTGGCACAACCCGAACACCGGACAGTATTGGGACCCGAAGTCGGGCCGGCTGTTCGATAAGGACTTCACCCCCATGGTCCCGGAGAGCAAGTAATGGCTGGTCCTCTGTCGCCGCCGGAAGGCTTCGAACCCCCGGCGCCGGTCGCCGCTGCCACCCAGGAAGGTATGAAGCCGCCGGCCGGCTTCTTGCCGCCTGAGCCGGCTCCGGTGCCGCCTGGGCAGCCCAAGGCGTTCAATGCCCGTCTGGCCGATGGGAAGGCCCTGACTGACGCCATGGCGAGCCCGGACGCGCCGGCTGGAGCCCCGCGGGCCGGTGGCGGCCTGAACAGCCTGACGGCCCAGGACGGCAGCTCCTGGGGCTCCAGGGCGGCCAACGCCGTCAAGGCGGTCCATGACGCGGTCGGCGCCGGCAAGATGTCGTCCGAATGGGCGGCGGCTGCCACCCGCGAGGGCGCGGCTGCCCGTGCGCAGGTAGGCAAGGGCATCACCGAGATCGGGCAGGGAATGAGCGCGACCGGCGTGGGCGACCTGTTCTGGGGCGCCGCTGCGGCAGTGTGGGCTCCTTTCGGGGCGCTCGGGGACGTTGCCGGGCAGGAAGCCACGAAGGCCACTGGGAACCCAGATTTCGGCGCCAAGGTCAACATCCTGGCCCAGGGCATGATGGGCGTGCCCGAGAGCGGCGAGGCCGCGCTGGCGCTGCGTCACCTGAGCCGGGCACCCGACATCGGGCCGGGCGTGGTGACCAAGGAGGGCGACTTCGCTCGCCTGGTTCACGATCCTGCCACCAACGAGGTTCACGCCCAGATCGTCGGCCGCGCTCCCACACCGGGAACATTCAAGCAGGCCGGCAAGGATGTTGCGCGGCTCGCTGGCAAGGAAGGTGATCTGGAAGCCGAGGCCAAGGCGCAGCAGCATCTCCAGAACGCTTGGACGCTGGAAGGCATCCACCCGAACGAAGCCATCGAGCGTGCCAGCCAGAGCGCTGCCATCGCTCATGACCTGTCGTCGGCACACGCGCCGGCCGTTCCTATTCCCATGACGCCCACGCCCGACTTCATTAAGAACGCGGACGACACTTTCAACCGGATCAAGACGCGGTCGCAGGCGCGCGATAGCTTCTGGCTCCAGTGGTCGAATGACCTGCCCGAGGGCCTGCGTTCCGATCCGGCGATGAAGGAGCGGTTCCTGCGCTACATGGAAGGCGATCCGACGCACGGCATGACGCCTGCGGACATGAAGGTCTACAAGGATGTCGTCGAGCCCATGCGAGCGCAGCAGGCCGAGCTGTACGAGTGGCTGTCGAAGACCGATCTCCCGCGGCTGTTCAAGGATACCGAGGGCCGCGAGTTCGAAATGGAGTTCGACCCCGAGTACGCCCACAAGATGCGCAAGGGCTACACGCCTGGCGTCGATCAGTTCACGGGCGAGGCCGGTGACGCCGCCGATCCCATCTTGGCCGGACGGGCGCCGGGAATGCTCAACACGCATCCCTCCTCACTTGAGCACGCCAGCTATTGGACGCTGCGCGATCAGGACGGCAATCGTCGCTTGGTGCGGATGACGGATGGCGGCAAGAACCTCACCATGGTCGACAAGAAGAAGCCGTGGGCTGTCGAGCTGAAGAACGACAAGGAAGTGCCGGTCAATAACGTCGCGCATCCCGAGGAGCGGAAGTGGGCCAAGGGTGACACGGTCAAGGACAAGGAAGGCAACACCTGGGAGCTGACGAACGCCTGGCATAGCGAGGTCGAGAGCCTGACGCCTGTCCGCTACTATCATGACCCGATGTTGTCGCTGGTGAACAGCATCCGCGAGATGCAGACCGCGAAGGAAGCGATCTATTCGATCCAGCAGCTCAAGGATACGCCCGAGTTCGGCGCGTATGCTCGGCCGCGATCCTTGCCGGCGCCGGACGACTGGATCACGCCCGACATGCCGTTCTTCGAAGGCTACAAGATGCACCCGAAGCTGGCTGCGGTGATCGACAACTTCTACCGCAAGCCCATGACCGACCCGTATGCGGCAGTCGCCTCCAAGGTGAACCGCGCTGCCGTGCGCTCGCTCTTCTTGACGCCGGTCCCGCATCTGTTCAACGAGACC